CTTTTTATTCCGGGCGTCTGATAGTGTCGTACCTTCCTATGGGAGGTGATGACATTGTCTTCAGCGACACCGGAGTCAATCCATTTTCACTGATTAACCTACATCAAATGGAGCACGTAATGTGTGATCCAACGTTGAGTGAAGGAGGGAAGCTAACTTTGCCCTTTCTACATCCGAATCATTCTGTTCTAATCCCAAACAAGGGATGGAATCGATTGGGCAGACTGTATGTAGCGCCCTTTAATACTCTACGTCATTCAAACGATGGAATGAGTCCTGTCTCTATTTCAATATTCGCAATGCTGAAGAACCCTAAAATGCATTGCACGACAGAAGTAGAACCACAGTCAGACGAGTACGGGATAATTTCTGGACCAGCTAACATTATCGGCAAAATTGCTGGCTCTCTAACAGACGTACCTGGAATAGGTATGTATGCTAAAGCAACCCAAATGGTTGCTAAAGTAGGAGTAGCTGTAGCAAAGATGTTTGGTTTTTCACGGCCCAGAGTCTTAACCGACCTCTTTTCACATGATTTATCATGCACTGATACCCCATTTTCCGGAGGAGCATTGTCTTTTACTGCAAAGAAAGAAGCATGCATCTCCCCTACTATCATGGGAGCATCAGACGAAGATCAGTTGGCACTAGCCTACCATACTAGAAAATGGAATTATTTGACGCAATTCGAATGGTCCTCATCTAGCGGAACTAGTGCTATGCTGTTTAATATCGGAGTAAACCCTTTACAAGGTATACTTGATGAAAATGGAGTTTTGCAATTTACCAATCAAGGATGGATTTCAAATCTCTTTCAATCTTGGCATGGTAGTATGGAAATAATGTTGCAACCTGTTGTTTCCAGCCACCATCGTGGACGCTTAGTTGTCGTTCACGACCCAATCCGAGTTTCCGATACTGTTCGCTCATTCGAATCTTTTAACGTAGCAAACAGAGCAGTAATTGATCTGAGCAATAAAGCAAGTACTGTATTCAAGATAGGTTGGGTGCAGGATGGAAATTACCTACCGGTGGTTAGTAAAACAGCCACTACATGGGATGAAGTCCTACCTGCATTCACAGCATTTCCGCAACCACCTCGCGACAGCGATAATGGACAGTTTGCGGTATTCGTTTTGAATCAGTTGACCACACCTTCTGAATTTTTACAAGAAGTCACAGTCAACGTGTACTTTCGCATGTGCGAAGATTTTTCTCTCCAAGATCCTACACAGGAGAGAATTTCGTCATTAGCCGTACTCAATGAGAGTAGAGGCGAAGAACAACCAATACCTGATTTTAGTGGAATTTCGACTCCTGAATTTATTCGAGCAGGAACCGATTTGCTCACTACCCCAGTTACAACATTTGTGGACCAAACCGTTAGCGCGGAAGAAGGTCTAACAAATTTAGTGACTTGGAGAACAGGTGTTGGAGTTAACGCTAGCATAAGAGGTGTACTTATAGATGATGGAATTGAAGAAGTAACAACCACTCTTCCAGCATTTTATCTACCTTATGCGTACGTAGGACGTCCTGTATCTCTGACCTTTAGAGCTACAGGAGCAGGTAACACCGACATCAACTGGAACGCTTCTTTCACGAAACCGTTTCCCGCTTTTGCTGATGCAACTGTCACACAGACAGTAACGCTCAATGGAATCGGTGATGAAGCTGTTATTACATTTACACCAGCAACACCGTTCATAGCAATGTCTTTTACAGGGTCATCGAGACCCTTGATTCGAGATATTACCTATTCGCTGCCTACCGGTACAGAAATTATAGTATCGACAGCAGCTGATTTAAATGGGATTTCCGCAAATATTGCCGGAGCCCAAGGTGATGACTTGATCGAACCAGTTGACTTGCCAGCACAGGTGTCAGGAACCCAATCTTTAGCGCTTGGATTCCGAACGGCTTCAATGGCTAATGATGCAGTAGCGGATGGAAATTCTTCGTCAGTAACAACATACGAGGAAGGTCTTTTCTTTACTAAAATCAGTTATCTTAGGGACAATGCAGTCCCACAAAGTGCTGATCATGATGAACCAGTTGAAGATGATCCTGAGCCATCCACTCCAGATATTGAATTGGAGCAAGGTTGGACTCCTGATGACAGCGACTTATTTTTCGGCGAGAAAATATTGTCTCTCAGAACCATGCTAAAACGTTTTACAACTAGCTATATCGCCACTTTCACAGAATTCAGAATGAAGCAGATGACTCTGCCTCATTATCCCAGAGCAGAAATGCTCAATCAGTTCACCGTTCCAATGACCCTCTATTCGTACCTAGAAAGGGGGTTTTTAGGAGTGCGTGGATCTACAAGAATTAACATTATTCCAAGTGATATTCCAGCTAATGTGGTGCCACACATGTGGTTTTCAAAAAGGTTACCTACCAGTTTGACGACTTTAACACCAACGGCGGTGTCACGTAATGGAATTGACATCGTTTCCACATTAGATGGATCGCATGCTTCTTGTGCCCATGTATTGGGGGCTTATAACCTGGAACTACCCTATTATGACAGGGTAAGGTTTCTCCCGACACGAACTTCGACTATAGCATGGCGCGACTTTGATGGACAATCGAACTTTTACAATGTCTATCTTAATAGCCCTGGGCCTCTGGAATGTACGATTAATTACGCCACTGGTGAAGACTTTGCTTTCTTCAACTTCGTGACGGTTCCCCGCTTTCAAGCGGGAGCGGTCGTACGCCTTCCTATTTAGGAATCTTCTTAATAAATATAA